GAAAATTGACAGCATAGAAGGACAGCAAATCAGTGGCGAAACCTCAGATGTTGAGTATATTCAAAAGAAATTATTTGCTGCGTTAAAAGTCCCTAAGGCTTACTTAGGTTATGAAGAGGGCTTAGGTAGTAAGGCAACATTATCTCAGCAAGACATTAGGTTTGCAAGAACCATTGCGAGGATACAGCGCACTGTTCTAGCAGAGATGAATAAAATTGCAATCATTCATCTTTACTGCAACGGATACTCTGGAGAAGATTTACTAGATTTTAATTTAAAACTGTCTAGTTCTTCAACAATTGCTCAGCTTCAAAAATTAGAATTAATTAGATCAAGGTTTGAAACTGCTGGATCAGTCTTAGGTACTACAAATATAGTTGATAGGCTTTGGGTTCAAAAAAATGTTTTAAGGCTGACTGATGATGAAATTGATGCTATTAACAAAGGACTAGAAAAAGATAAAAAGCTAGATTTGCAGTTAGAAGCTACACAACTTGACACAGACGAAGGTGAAGATCCTGGTCAGCCTGATTTAGGAATGGATTTTGGGGGAGACACACCTCCACCTCCACCTCCAGACACACCAGACGAAACTCCAGCAGCTGAAGCAGGAGGAGAACCAATCGCAGAATTAACTGACACTTTGTCAATAAATGATATCGATGCTCCCATAAAAGTAGCTAATAATGTCAGTAAATTAACAGCTATATTATCAGAGGACGATGATAAAAAAGATTTAGAGGACAAGCTAAAAGAAAAAAATAGAAAAAGACAAGTCAGAAAAAGAAGGGGTGTGGATGAGCTTCCAATGGACTATGCTGATTCAAACGACGACTTGACAGGCGGTTTAAAGAGAGACAGGGGAGACTTAAATCAGACGTGGAGGCTTAAAAAGTCAGACTTCAAACCAGATCTATTTGAGCAAAGTGAGGATGATTTTAATTTAAACGAATACTTAGATAATAAGATAGAGAAAAATGCCCAAATAACAGGAAGAATCCAATCAGCACTCAGATCGCTTGACGATCATATAAATTCAAAACCACACGTAATCTCTGAGAAACGAAATTCATCAGGGGAGAAAAAATGACAAAACATAACAAAAAAAGAAATGTTGGATTAGTTTATGAAATGCTCCTAAATTATATTGTTGAGAATATAATGGATGGGAAACAGAATTTAGCAAAAAAAGCAACAAAGATTATTGAACGTAGATTTAATAAAAGTACAGAACTTTATAAAGAGTTTAGACTTTTTAACGCAATTGCTAATTCAACAGTTAGTGGAACCCATATAGCTGCTGGAATTCTATGCGAGGCAAAAGAAGCAGCTAGAAGAATTAATCAGGCTCAGCTTAATAAAGAAAAGTCCTTGTTAATTAAAGACATTAATTATCAGCTGTCTGACAAGTATTTCTTTCATAGAACTGTAAAGGAATATCGAACTTATGCAACAATCCAAACTCTACTTAATGAGTGGAGTAAAAATGATAAAGGTGACTTGTCAAAAATAATTGCATACGAAAAAAACATAGTGGAACATCTAATTGATGATTCAAAGAATGAAATCAGTGAAAGCAGATTAGACGATCATGCAACTGATAGGCTGGTTTTTGACCTGCTGACAAAGAAGATAAATGAAAAGTATGAATCATCTCTCACGTTGGAACAAAAAGAGATATTAAGAAATTATGCTATCTACTCAGATGACTTAGAATCTTTAAAAGGGTATCTTGAAGATCTAAAAACTAACACCGTCGAAACTTTAAAAGAATACAAGAGTTCTACTGATAACATCGTTCTGCTTTCAAAAATTGATAATGTAATTAATAATGTTAAAAGCTTACAAACAGAGCACGTTGATGATCAATGTATTAAAAAGTTTTTAACTGTTTCGTCTCTAAAACAACAACTAGATTTATAGGTTTAAGATTATGAGCAATAAAGTAAAATTATTAACTGACTGGACCCCTTTAAGTGTAGACAAGAATTCTCTTAAAGAATCCGTAGAAAGATCAGGAAAGTTAATGCTGAAAGGCATCATACAAAGAGCAAACACCTTAAATCAGAATGGTAGGATATATCCACAGTCAATACTCGAAAGAGAGATTATGAACTATCAAAAATTAATTCAAGAAAACAGAGCACTAGGAGAGTGTGATCACCCTGACTCATCAGTTGTTGAATTAAAAAATGTGAGCCACATTGTAAGAGAGGCAAACATGGAAGGTGATGACGTTTATGGCGTTATAGAGATATTAGACACACCTAGCGGTCAAATTATTAAAAGTTTAATTGAGAGCGGTATAACGATTGGAATAAGCTCTAGAGGCGTAGGTTCAACAAAACGGCAAGGAGATACTCAAATAGTTCAAGATGACTTTCAACTCATATGCTTTGACATGGTAAGTGAGCCATCAACCCCAGGTGCATATATGCTAAGAGAAGGGAAAGAGGTGAATATGACAGATGTTGAATCTTTTTTTAACAAGACAGATAAAATTGATAGGATATTTAACGATATTCTA